CACATAGACAAGATAAAGTATTTTCAACAAATGCGATCTCAATTCTTTTGATCAAAAGCCTTGAATATGTTGATTTAAGATTTGGTGATGCGTAAATCTTTGAAGGAGCGATCATGGCGAGGTCAGTTCTTTTTCATAATCGGGTTATAATTCATCCCGGCGCGGAAGCGTATGTTGACCTAGCGGGGATGGCACAGCCGGGTGTAGACACCACCAGGATCGCGGCTGTTGTTGGCGAAGCGCCTTATGGTGAACCTGGTGTTATCCATGTGTTCGCAGACAGCGAGGCGGCGCGGCAATACTTTGGTCCTTCTGACCTTGCTGATGCCATCAAGCTACTCTTCGAACCATCCAATGATGAGCGTGTTGATGGTGGCGCTGTGCTTGTGTACGCATACAATGCGCGGCGCGTCACGCAATCAGAACGATGGTTGGTTCGTGAACTTTTGACACCGAAGTTGGTCACAATCACATTTGCTGATTTCCGTGATGACACCACAGATCCCATCACACCGGCGTATTTCGAGTTCGCAGGAACAGAGACTGAGGGTCACTGGAATAACCTGGTTGTTGAGATTGTCAGTGGTGCTGGTAAAAAGCAACAGCGTCAGATTGATACATCAGTTGAGAGAATACCAGGAACACAACGGTGTAATCTCCGGTCGGATGATGATTGGGATATCAAGCCTTATAGCACACTGGCTGGTCAAACGGCTACGGCTCGCATTGTTGCGCCAATGGCGAAGCTTCCTGCAGAAGAGTGGGGCGCTCGTGGGAATGACAATGAAGTTGAATTTGGTCGCCAACCACTTCAGCGCTCGTATGAGATGCAGACGCGCCTGAGTGGTCGGGTGGTGGTTAACAAGGACCCCTTTGGTGGTCTGCGCAAACCGACCTTCCAGATCAAGATGGACCCGACTGGCGGTGGTGTGTATTCTGTCTGGTCTGATCCGGCGAATTGGGCGATTTCTCAAGCGGTTGATACACTTCCGGTGGAAGGAACCACAGCCGGTGCTGCGACAGCAACGATTCTTGACGGAAACACCAATGCGTTGACGCTGAACTCCCAGCAAAATCGGTGGGCAATCATCACAGCGGTTCCTGGTGGTGCTCCCGCTGGTATTCAGGCTCTCTTAGGTAAGATTTACAAGATCAAATCGAACACAGCCGCCGGTGCTGGTCTGGCGCAAGTAGTGTTGAACGAACCTGGTCTTGGAATTGCTCCTGTTGTCGGTATTGAATGGAAGGTGTTCGCTGCATCGGATGTTTACCTGGAAGTTGATGGTGAAGACGGAGCGGCGAAAACGCTCAAGATCAAGATCGCGGATGGTGGTAGCGCCATTGATCTGGTGAATCTGGATCTCAGTCTTCATCCTACACTGAAAGATCTGGAAGATCGCCTGGATGGTATTGCTGGATTGGAAGCAACCATTGGTGATGGGGTGGACTCTTCACTGACCACAGACCGGTTCGATTTCGGGGCACATTCTGATCATTATGGTCCGTACATTTCGAGTGTTCTTGCTGGTGTGGAAGCGGCGGGATCTACCTCCATTGTGCTGGAAGAATCTGACAACTTCCCCACATCCGGGTTCAACTATCGGATTCTTGTTGAGCCAGGGACCAGCAAAGAGGAAGAGTTGATTGTCACCTCAAACACGGTGGGCACAGAGACTCTTGGTCTTTTGATTCCTACTACGCTGGAACATGCTGCGGGGTCCGTTGTTGAGATGCGCCAGGGTTCGAATCTCCTTCGTGGTCCGGCGGAAGAAGATGACGCTGGTCAGGTGGTTATGGATAACCTGGTCAAGACCATCGAATTTGTTGCCTCTTCGGTCGGTGCTTTCACGGCGGAACGAGCAACAGGACCAGCATCCAGCACCTTCAAAGATGAGATTGGTGCGGCGCAACCTGAAGATGATCGGGACGTGTGGAAGCGCTTCCATGGTGGCGGACCAGGAACCTCTCGTGTAACCATTCCGACAAACGTCACAGAGCCTGGTTATCCGGTTTCATATCAGGATGGGTTCGACAAGCTTTTGCGGAACCGGGATATCCGTGTTGAGGTTCCTTGTGCATCCTCTGACCAGTCCAACTGGACGAGCGGCGACATTCTCACGATGGTCAATCTCTTCCAGGAGCATCTGATCACAGCGGAAGAGAACAAAGGAGAGCGGATTGGGATCATTGGTCTCGATTTCCCGCTTGAAGCTGGAACCTACGGAGGCACAACCTTCAACAAGGGTCTCCTGGATGTGATTCGTTTGCTGAATGATTCGCGTATCAGTGTTGTTGGACAGAACACACGGGTTCAGTCGAGTCGTGGTCGAGAAGAGGTGTTGCCTTCGTGGGCGTATGCTTGTCAGGAAGCTGGAAAGTTCCTTGGTGTGGACCGTGGCGAGCCGATCACCTTTAAGTACACAAAGACCGCCGAATTGATCGTTCCTTACAACGATTGGAATCCGCTTGACCCGGTAGACCTCAAGAAAGCGCTCTTGGGTGGTCTGTTGTATGGCGAGCCTTTTGAGGGGCGATGGAGAACCGTTCGAGGATTCACCACGCACGTTTCTACGGACAATCTCGGTTACACTGATATGTCGGTGTGGGATATCCGAAACTACGAGCAACGTCGCCTCCGTGACAACCTTGAGTTGCGCTTCACAGGTCGCGGCATCGGCGTTGTGAGAGAAGGGGTTCGTTTTGTCGCTCCTGCAAACGTCGCTTCGATTCGTTCTCTTGTTGCAACTTTGCTGGAAGAAGACCGCGCAGAAGGTTACATTTTAGATTCGCAAGACGAGAGCGGGGAATGGTTGCATGCGTGGCGAGCGCTTGCCGTGAAGATCTCGGGTGATGTAGGTCGTGTCAAGGTTCAAGTGTTTCCAAAGACAGGTCTCAATTTCATCCTGATTGATTTCACATTCCAGATTCCGACACTGTCGGCATAATCGGCGTTTTCGCTGAGATAAGGCGTGATGAGGTTTTCATCGCAAATCAACAATTTACATGAAACAAAGGAGCCAAACCAATGGCAGATCCACAAGCTGTAACAGCAACCCCCGCGCCTGCAGCGGGAACTTCTGAATTCGTTCGAACCCTCCAGGATGCGGCAGACGCTATGCCGGAGAAGCCCTATATCGAGAGTCGATTTCTCGGTGGTCTCTTTGGCGATGACCTTGGTGCCGTGGGACACGTTGTGTCTGGTGCCTTCACCGTTGATACCGTGGGTGCGGCGGAAGGTGTCGATATTTCCTGTGGTTTCACACCGAAGATGGCGTTGGTCGCAAACCTGGACACTTTCGCAGCGTATGCGAAGTTCGGGACCATGCCGGGTGAGTACGGGATTAACTTGCTGGGCACACCGGCGATCACCTTCCTCGACAGCACGTTGAAGTTCGGTAACCGCGACGGCGGTGGGAATTATCCCACTCGGTATCTCCATGTTGATTCCCGCATCTGCACGGACACCGAAGATTACACCTATCTGATCATGGGTTGATTTCTGTTCTTTACAGTTGACAAGCTGTAGGGATTGAAATTATACTTCCATTAATCTTTCGGCTGTTGGTCTCAATGGCTCAGAAAGACCTCTTCTGCTGTTGCTCTGGGTCGAGTCAAATCCCACGACAACCCCTCAGTAACGCATCTATAAAATACCGAAAATTTTCCGAGGTTTGGTTGTGGTTTTCTATCTTTGGAGACTCACATCAGATTTCATTTTGCTGGAGGATTCGCTATGGCGACTCGAACTTTTTCCGGTGCAAGAGCACGATTCAAGATCAACGGTGAGAAGCTGGCTTATGCCGGTGGCGTATCCGGAGAAGAGAGCATCAAAATCGGTGCCTACGTGGGGTAACCCATGTTTGCAAACCGCGTGAATTGCTGGAAACCTAAGTCCTTTGTTGGATATGGCAATCAGCAACCAAGCTCTTGGGGAAACCTGGGAGAAGGTTCAGAGACTACCTGACGGTGGTTTCCTTAGTAGGAGGATTCAATGAATCCATCGAAGTTGTACCAAAAATTAAGTCGTCACGAGCTTCGTTCTGCGTTGCTTGGGATGGTCTTGGGAGATGCCAGTCTCCAGATGAGAGCGACAAATGCAAGATTGAATATGGCGCATAAACCCTCTGTGGAGGATTATGCTCAGTTGAAACGATATATCTTGCAGCAAGTACCAGGTGTTTGGGTGAAATACAAAGTGGTTCAACACCAGAATAGGAAACTTGGGAAGGTTTATCCTTCATTGAGGATCTGGTCTGGAGTTCACCCGTTCTTTACTAAGATGAGAAATCGGTTGTACGCACCGCATAAGCGTATTAATCGAGGTATCTTAGCGAGTCTTACGGACCTGGGATTTGCTTTGTGGTTTATGGATGATGGTCACTTGTCGCTCCATCACAATGTGCGGCGGTATGAGACAGACGAGGGAACATCCGCATCTGATAGAAGCATCTGTTCCAGGAATTACATTCTCAATACTCATTCTTTCTCACGAGAGGAGAATGAGATGATTGTAGAGTGGATGGAAGCAAGATGGAATATTAAGGCGCGGGTGAAAGAGGAGCGGAGAGGAAAGACTTTCTACGTCTTTTTGAATACAACAAATGCCAGAAGATTGGCTGACGTTGTGCGTCCTTATGTATTACCTGTTCCGTCTATGCATTACAAGATTGATTTTCGGTACACAGAGAAATCATCGGCACTCCTACGGTACAATGTTCAACCCTGGTTGGACGGTACAATGGAGGAAGGGCACGAGTGCGCGGCATCCATTCTTGTTCGACATATTCAACAGATGGATGATGATATAGTCCGAGCTTGCGGGAAACTGTAAGAAGTAGGGATTTAAACAGCCCTACGGTAACAAAAGCGATTACGAACCTGTCGATGTTCTCGACCTGTTAGAGGTTCTGGAGTATGTTCCGGTTGCTTACCGGACCAACATGAACGCGAATGTGTTCCGTGTTGTGGGTCAGTCGCTCAAGAATCTCGGCATCTTCCCGCTGGAGTCGAACATCTTGACCACAGGTGATCTGGAAGCATCCATTGAAGACTCGGTGACGGGTCGTGTGGTTGCGCTGTTCCAGGGTGTGAAGGCGCAAGCAAAGAGCTTCGATCTGGCGGCTCGTGGCATTGTGACGGAGAACATTTCGTTCGTTGCAATTCGGGTGATGGACGAGAGCCAGGTTTAACGATTGTCTCTGTTTGACGAGATAGTTAGGTCCTAACATCCCGGTGGGTGTCGGGGCTTGACTATTTCTGTCTGAAATGTTTGGTCTATTACAAGCGTTGCTTTTTTGAGTCTTACCAGAAGGTTCTGATTGTTTGGGCTGTTTTGGTCCTGAAGAGAAGGAGAAAAAGATGAGTTCGGATTTGGTTTTGAACGGTCGTGGTGTGCTGACGAGGAAAGAAGTGGCTCTTGTAAAAGAGACGCTGAACCAGGTCAACAAGGATTTTCGGGAAATTAACACCGCAGTCCCGGAGGAGATGTCGGATTATGTTCGGCGTTTGATGACGGGGGCGGAAGAGGCTCTTTCCAGTCAGGGGTTCCCATCGATCCTTCTGGTACGTGAAGAGGACTTTTTGCAGAACATCACAAAGAAACAAGGCGCTGTTGAGAGCATTATGTGTGTGGGTCTCGGTCCTGGTGTTTTGACGCCGGGTCCGCCAACAGCTACGTTGCTGGTGTGTGGTTACAGCGTTCACAAAGGAAGAGACGGACAGTTGCAAATGCGTGTCCGTGTCCCCCTTCATTCTCTGGTGTCAGAGTACAATGTCCCCATTGGTTCGAAGTTTGTTCCACTTTCGCCAAAGGGGGCTATTGATCAGCAACCGGCGGTCACGGGTGACGTGTCGTTTGTGATGACGTTGCCAGAGGGAACGAAGGATTTTGAGCGCCGCGTGTTGATACTGGACGGTATTGAGCGCCCGAATAAAGAAACCACGAAGTAAAAAATTTGTGTTTGACCCGTTGCTGCGGGTCTGAAAGAGAGGCTGGATATGACGAATCGAGGTTATCCAAACAATCCTGGTGGCGGATACAACAATCAACAACCAATGGCGGGAGCACCACAACAGCAATATCCCCCACAAAATCAGTATCCCCCACAAGGTCCTGGTCCGCAACAAGGTCAGATGCCGGGGGGACAACAACAACCCTTTAACCAGGGGGGTCGTGGTCCTGTTTCTCCTGTTTCGCGGGTTCCGTTGGAGCGGACGTTCCAGGTGAATTACTTCAGTGAGTCAGAGGGGCGTCAGTATGATGGAACCTTTGTGGTCCGCCGTCCAAACATTCGACAGCAAGCCCGGATTACAGCACGGCACAGTGAGATCCTTGGTGGTTTTTACTATGACCCGGATAATCCTGGTTTTGGTGTCCCGGTTGACATGGATATTCTCGCTGAGATGATGGCGTTTCTGGATATGACTGTGATCGAAGGTCCTGAGTGGTTTCAGTCGGATGATATGTTTGATCCTGGTCTCATCTATGCCATTTATGGGGAGGCGGTGAAAGTAGATCCCTTTCGTGTCGCTGGCTCAGCCGCAAGACAAGCACATGGTGTCCGAGAAAGTGGCGCAACAGAGAATGCTGGACCGCCTACAGGATTGGGCGGAAGCGAAAGCGATCCGCAACGTGACGCGCCCGGACACAATGACAGCATTGAGGCTATGGTGGACACATCGGTACAAACGCCCAACGACGAGTAAGGAGTGGGGTGATAGTTTTTTTGATGATTTGATGGTCGAGTTTCTGGAGGAGTTGTATCAGAAAGATGAAGAGACAGCTTCAAAGGCTCGATTGAAACATCTGGGTTCTGAGATAGGACCGACTGGCGACCCGTTGCTTGATTTCTGGGAGCGACAAATTGCACGAGGTGAGGAACCAGACCTTGATATTTGTGAGGACCCGAGAGCGGCGGCTCGTGATGCTTTGATGAAAGAGAAGGCGCGACAACATTATGAGGAGACGGGTGAGCGTATTTATCGGTCAAGACCACAGGATGTGATGTATGGCACTCGTGAGCAAGACCCCGGCGACGAGTTTGACCTTGATTATACTGAGGAGTCTGACCGCTCGTTTGTTGATGGTGCAGTGTCGCGGATACCTGTTGAGGCGTTTGATGAGTTTGTGAACGCGGCTGGTGCGATCAAAAAAGGTTAGGTCCTAACGTATCCGTTTTTCGAGGAGAAAACCAATGGCGTTTGATGATGTTTTTGATGCGGCGGATGTAAATCAAGTTCGCCAAGGTATGAAACAACTTCGCCGGGTGATGACGCAAGAGTTGACACAAACAGTCCGTGCGATGACGAGAACCTCGGCTCGTCTTGGTGGTGCGGATAATATGACCTCTCGTGCTTTGTTGCCTACACCACCGACTGCGAGAACAGGTTCTGGGTTTTCTCCTCGAATGAAGCAAACACTTCGAAAGAGCGGGACGCAACTCAAGAGCTTCATGACAACGATGGGAAGCGCTGCATATATCCGTGGTGTCTCGAAGCTACAAGGTGCCTGGGATAAGACTGGCTCAGCGATCAAGACCGCAGGCGATAATGCAAAGAACGCGGCTCGCTGGTTGAAAGATGCAGCGAAGGCGGCTCCTGGTGCTGCGCTTGCGGCGGGGTCTCGTGTTGCTGGTGCGGCTCCTGCAGCGGCGGCGGGTGCTATGGGGATTGCGGGTCGCGGTCTCGCTGGTGTTGGCAAAGGTGTTGTTAAGGCGGGTATGTTCGGTGGTGGTTCTATTCTTGGTTTTATGGTTTCTGCCTTTCGTGAGGCGATTTCGGCGTATGAACAAACACAACGAGCGCGGCTTGATGCGGCGGTTACGCTAGGACCCAATGCGAAGTTTTCTAGTCGTGGTGCCGTGTATGGATACAATGCGGCGGAGGCGGCGCGGGTACAAGCACAAGGTGCAAAAGCTGGAATTACGGGGGCTGGATCGGCGGAGGCATCTTTTCGGTTGATGCGAACGTTGGGTCAACAAGGTCTTCAAATGGGCGGTGGCATTATGGCGATGGGCGGCGGTTTTGGTCGCCAGCGCGGTGGTGTCGGAAACATGATGAAGACTCTTGAAAAGAGTATGGCTCTTGCGATGGAGACGGGTCTTCAACGTGCTCGTTTGCCAGAGTATCTCGGTGCAATTCAGGGGTTGACCGAAGAACAGATTCGGGTGACGCCGGACAAATCTCAATGGGCCGACTTTGCCAAGGAATTGGCGTTTATGCAAGCTCGTGGCGGTGGTCAATTCAAGGGTAAGTTTGCAGGGGCGGCGCTGACACAAGCTCATCAGGCTATCAAGGGAGCAAGTGGACCTGGACAAGCCCTGATGATGCGAGCATTTGGTTTTGGAAGCGGAACGAGTCTCATTGATGTTCTAAAGAGACAGGAATTAGGTGCGTCCGGCGGCAACATCATGGCTGTGATGCAACAGTTGCAGTCTGAGTATGGTGCTGGAAAAGGGGGCGGTCTTTCGGCGGCGGGTAAGCTTGCTTTTAAGGGAACCGGCATGGGTAGTATTCACATGGCGGAGAAGTTCAGCAAGATTTATTTACAGCGCCAGAAGGGGACGATTACAGCATCGGAGGCGCGAGACAAGATCAAGAAGATAACGGATGAAGACCAGTTGAAAAAGATGCCTTCTATCCAGCAACAGGCATATAAGAACATGGCAAAGTTTGGTGATGTGGTTCGTCGGTTGGCGAGCCGTTTTGACTCCTTTGCGAAGCTTGGTCAAGAGAACTATCACATCATGCAGAGCATTGATGAGATCCAGAAATCAATGATTACACTGGTTCGACCGATCTTTGAGGGTTTAAAACCGTTCATCAAAGAGTTGCCTGCACTTGTAAAATCACTTGTACCGGCTGTTTTTGGGATATTCAAACAGGTTGGGATTGGCTTGAAGGTAATCGGGGCGTATTTTAAAGGCGGACCTATGGGGGGTTTCAAAGAGGCGTACAAGATGTATGAGAAGTTGACAGAGAGAAAGACATTCCGCTTCAAGAAAGGGATGGGGGCGCAGTGGGGGAAAGATGTGCGTAGCGATCCTTTGATTAAGGTTCTAAATTTTCTGGGTATCACGAAGCAAGGCGGTGTGTCTGCGTCTGCGTTCCGAAAGAAACCGGCAGATGCGAATAAAACTCCCGCTGGAGTGAAGGGTGCTGTTGCTCGTGGTGACCTTTCCCCAATGAAATCTGGTGGGTTCACATTTTATGTGCCCCCTGCAAAGGTATCTATGAGTTTCCATAACCACAATCCGATGAACAAAATGACGGTGAAGAAAAAGAAAGAAGCTAGTACAAAGAAACGAGTTAGGGCAAATAGTGGTCAATAAGGGGGCGGATAGATGACGGACGGCGCTGATTTTCTGAACCTGGGATATGGGACGCACATCCATCAGCAACATGCTACCTGTAACATCTTTGCAGCGGTGCAGACGCCTCATCCGTTACATGCTGGTGATTTGGGTCACGGAAAGTATGATCTGACTCCTGATGTGGTTCAGACGAGCTTTGAGGAGTCCTTTCAAGGACAGACGTGTTCATTCACACTGGTTCCGAATCGACCATACCGAGAGATCTTATTTCCTGGTGACTGGATTAGCCTTTATTTCTCGACAAACAGTGAGAACCCGCCTGGTTTTGGTGTCCTTGGTCGTGAGAGCCGCCCGAACAACAATCATCGGGTCATGATCGGGATTATTGATGCTGTTCGTCAGCAAGTTACGGTGGACGAGAGCACAGGGAACACACAGGTTCGTATCTCTGTTAGTTGCTCTGGGATCAACAAGGCGTTTGATAAGACCTCGATTTACTACAATGAGCATTTAGGTCCACAGACGTTGTTTGGTGCCATGATGCCGGGTCTCTCTACGCTGACAAAGAATGTTCCGTTGATTGGAACACCGGCAACGTTACCTCGCATCATAGGATTGACGTATCTCGGATTTGGCGGACAGTTTCTTTTGCCGGACTCTTACCCCTCTCCCCAAGGAACAAACCGCCAGTACGTTCTCCAAAGTTTTCTCAAGAGGTCAATTGACCTTGAGAAGCAACTCGGATTTCTGTCTGTCCGTTTGGGTCAGCCGAACGCACCACAAAGAAAGGGTCTCGGTCAACGTTTGTTTGAGCGACAACAGGAACTAGTGACACCGAATAGTATTGCGACGTTGATTGACTTCTTTGGTCGTGTTGAAGATTTTTATGTGGACGGTCGAACACAGAACAGCGCTGCGTCAGATCTCACAGGTTCTGTCTGGAATCTGATGCTGGAGAACAGCAACCCGATCATGAATGAGTGTTTTTTAACCATGCTTCCGGCTCAGGTTGAAGAGCTTCATTCTGATAAAGATGAGTGGGGTCAGAGTCCTGCTTATTATCCGGCTCTTGTTGTTCGGGAGCGTCCCTTTTCGTGGGTTGATGAGACGTTTGAGGTTGCCGCTTTTAAGGGCAAGAAGAGAAGGAGCAAGATTCGGTTCGGGGATGTGTTCTTTTCCAGTGTAGATGAACCGGTAGTTGTTCCACAGTTGCAGTTGCCAGATAAGGCGACGAGCTACTTGCGATTGAAAGGATATGATGACCTGAAAAAAGGGTCGGATCAACAACTGCAGGCGCTGTCGAAAACATTAAATATTCCAGTTGATCAGTTGAAGGGTGCGCAAGACGAGGCGTATCAAACGAAGCGGTCCCTTTTGGATGTGTTGGTGGAAAATAACCACCTCACACAACGGGAGGCGGACAATTTTAAGAAGACGATTCAGAATCCAAAAACGAGAGCGGATTTCCAAGGTAAACGGTTTCTTGACCGGGTGAGAATTCGACCTGTGGATATCAAAAACGAGACGTTGGGAACGTCTGATAATGACCTATACAATATGCATATGATTACACAGAATGTATCGGCGGTCTCTCATCAGCAATATGTGTTTGTACAGGACGGTCTTGTTCCGATTTACCTGGTGGAGTCGATGCGTCGTTATGGCTTGCGGTTGCGTGATATGTCAACAAAGTTTGCGTATCTCGGGGGCGCACAGATTAGTGGAAGAGCGGCGCAAGATTTTTTGGTTCGTTGCTTGTTGGCTCAAGATCTCTGGTATCAACATCAGCCGTTCTATCTTGCTGGTACGATAGAGACACCCGGTCTCCCGGAGGCTCATGTGGGGATGGCTCTGGACGTAGGTGGGAGTCGCCAAGAGTCATTCTATATTGAAGGTGTGGCGCATGAGTGGACTCATCCAGGTCGCCTTACCACGACCTTTACAGTCACACGTGGACAGCCTTCATCTCCGAAGAAGAAGTTCAAGTATGCACCTCCTGACTCTGTCAAGGTGTTCAAACCAATAGCAGGTGTCGGGGGTCTGCAGTCTGTTTCTCGTGAGCTTGCAGATGACCAACCGATGGTGGAGAAGCCGTTCCTAGATAAGAACAATGATACAGAGATGGCTGGCGTTTTGGGTATGTCACTGGATGCGTATAATATCGCAAAGACGCAGTCACAAAAACAGAAGTCCGGAGGTGTGTTGTTGTATCTCCGAGATGTTGGGTTCTTGACACAGGAACGCTATTTGGAGTTAGAAGGAGCCAGCAAACAGAAGGTCAAGGTTCCGGCGGATATCAAATCGAAGTTGGATCGCAAGATCGCTGGTCAACCTCCGTGGGTGGTTCAACCGGAATTGCACGGTGAGATGTGGGATGCCATTCGTAGGACGATAGGACCATCAGAGAAGGATATTCATAAGGCGGCGTTGATGAAGGCGCATGGATTTGGAAAGGATGGGAAGTAGGGAGGCGAGATGTTAGGACCTAACCGCGAAGCTCATCCAGCTTATCTTCGAGATCTTCGATCATACCGTCGATATCGTCAAGGCGGTCGCCGACCGAGAGACCGAAAGGTGGTTTTGTGGTTCCAGCTTCGAGAGCGGAAGCTTCCTTGTTCAGGTAATCGATTTCCATTTGTACATCTTCGCGAGCTTGAAAATCTTCTCTTTGCCAGAACATTGTTTTTTCTCCCTTTTGAGATTTTTGATTTTTGCGGTCACAAAATAGTGAGGGCAAGACTTTTTTCTGACTCTGATCTTTTTTTGGAATCTGAGAAATCAGATCCTGAACCTTTGCTGGAAGGTGGTCGTGATGGCGCTTCTTGATGACAATGGTGACCCGATTCAATTTGCAATTGAAGGGTATCAGCTACAATCAGACGGATTGACACACATGGGCGGTCCTTGTTTGGGGATCGTTCTTTCGGTGCAACATTCGGATGATAAAGAGAACTCGTGGTATGAGATGCTGACAGCGGATCAGGATAGCGCGAAACAGGCGTCTTATCTGGAAGCGTCTGTGTTGTTGATCCGTGGCGAGACCCATATGAATATCGTGGTTGATCACTGCATAATCATGCAAGGAAAGAGTAGCAACCAGGGACCGACCAAGGATGAGCCTTCTGATTATTCCGAAGATGTTCCCAATGGTTGCTCCACCAAGGTTGTCGAAGATTTTTATGCCGACCGGCGTGGTTTTGGTATTGATAATCTTGACGGTGATTGGGTCATCGTAAATTTCATTGGTGGTCTCCTTACGCAAGCCATTATTACGAACTTCTTTCCGTCACCCTTCAATAAGCGAGACTCCGCCACGAAGGAGCAAGGTCGCCGCTATTTGCTGCGTCGGAACAATAGTGAGGTCCAGATAGACAAGGACGGGAATTTTCACATCACGCACCGGGTGGGTCAGTACATCCAGATGCGAGACAAGAAGATTGTGATCAAGCATCGCGAAGGTCAGATGTTTTTGTTGGATGATGACGGGTCTGTCTATATTGCGGACAAAGACGGCAAGAACATTATGATAGATGAAGACCGGATCTCAATGACCAATGGTAACGTTGTTGTTGAGTTGAACGGCGAGAAGGTCCTGGTTGAGTCCTTTAATGATGAGGTCCGGGTCAAAGCTTTTCGTGTTAACTTGTTGGGTGCTCAAGTCATAGCTTCCGCTGGCGGCGCGGGTGATTCTCTTTTAAAGAAAACGTTTGTTTCCTTTTTGGAAACTTTTCTATCAGCCGCTGCAACCGCTGCGGCGGTAGCTTCCGCTGTTAATGACGGTGGAAAGACGGCTTTTACAACTTTTTCGACCGCTTTGAAGCAAATGACGAAAGCAAATGATCTGGCGGGGGGAAACGATACTAAGGTTTTGTCTGGTGAATAGGTCACTGGACTGAAAGAAGGAGAAAGCTATGTCAAAATTGACAATCAGATCGAAGATGCCTGGAAGTTATTCACCAATGGCTCTGGAAGTTCTCGTGGACGGTGTGAGAATCAAGGGGGTCCAGAGTTTGAAGCTGGAGATTGGTGATAAGAAGATCCCGACAGCGGCGATCACCTTTGTTCCGAAAGAGATCGAAGTGGACCACAAGGCGCTGATTGATTTTGTAGTTCGCTTGAAGGACCAATCAACTCCGGAACAGGTGGAAGATATCGAAAAGGGCAAGCCGGTCACCTATGACGAGAGTCAGATTAAGGGGACCGGAAATGATAACCAGTACGGTGATGAGGACAAGGGTCCGTTTATCAAAGAGGATTGATTGCCGTGACCATGAAGATTAATCCAGGTTGTGAGATACCCCCGGTAAAGATACCACCGGAAATTGGGGATTTCTTTACAAAATTGGCGACGGAGGTCACAAGGAAAGCTTTGTTGCCAGAATCGGCAAGAAAAATCGAAAGGGATATCCAGGCGCAGAAAGACAAGCTTGCGGATGCGACCGCAATCAAAGAGCGGATTGATCGTTACGATGCGTTGGCGAAGAAGTTCACGGAGATCTCTTGTCCGTTACCGAAGATCCCAGACCCAGAGGCGAAAGCTTCTTTTTGATTGATCCATAGGAGTTGTTATGGCTCGACAGTCCACAGAAATACCGAAAACAGATGCGTTGCGAAATTTGCAGTTGGCTACGGCGAAACCGTCAAACGAGCCGAATGCATCTTCTTTGTACGCTTTCTATGTCGTTGATTTAGACGGTATAGGTGTCGTTAAACAGTTCGGTTTTGATATTCCACCCCAGACGACTGAGATGGACGAAGATGCGGCGGCGGACGCTGTCGCACTGCAAGAGGGTGGTGTGTGGACTGACGAGCGTGGTCAGTACTTCAAGATGGTGACTCTGGGGGGTACGTTTGGTTTTCGTCCTACACGTTCGAAGGTAGGGACCGGGCGCACGGCAAACATACAAAGGTCGATTAATCAGGCTCAAAATGCGGCTGATGTTGTAGCGGGTCGTGGTCAAGCCATCTCTTTGCCTCCGAAAGAGCGAACGGGTTACGACCGATATCGAGACCTTCACAATCTGATTCGCTTCTATTGGGACCAAAAGAAACTGAGGTCTCGCGCCGCTCGTTACATTTTTGTATATGCTGATTGGAAGATGGGGGAAGTCTACCTGGCTCAACCGATGCGTTTTAGACGGTCCAGGAATGCACCGGCGGATCGTTACCAGATCAAGTACAACCTTACACTTCGCTTGCTGGCTCCTATGGGTGTGACCGCTGTCCCCAAGGATTTCTTGATCAAGCCAGACAGCAAATCTGGGTTGGACTACTGGTTGAAGCGTCTCAAGGCGGTTGGCGATGCGCTGGAGGCATCTGTCAGTGTCATTACGCAGTCTGTTCGCTTTGTGCAGAACTTGGGTAGAGATATTGTTAATGCGGTGCTGGAACCGATAAATGACACGATTAGCGCTATCCGGGATGTGGTGAGCACCGTCAAGGCGTTGGTTGAGTTCCCGCTTGAGGTTTTGAGATCGGTTCATCGAACTTGTCTTGAGGTTGCCTCTTTGCTGGATGAGGTTGACCGTAACATTTTGGCTCAAACATCTGGTGCAAGGCGGCGTGGTCCTAGTGTCTTTGAGCAAATCGCACGACAGTACAAACAGACCGCGTGGGCTATTGCGGAAGCTTTCATCGGGATTACGGTTCTTGGTGCTCGCGAAGATGTGAACGCTACAGCCTCGAATATGCGTAAGAAGTACAAAGAGAAGTGGGCGAGAAGAGACACATCCACAATATGGAATGACGGTGGTTACGGCGCTCTCCAGACGGATATTCCCAAGGACCCTTGGACACAAGGGGACCGTGGTTCGAACACCGCTGTGGGATCGAAATCGATTCCGAAGGGGGCAAAGACGATCACGTTACCGGCTCGCACATCGATCAAGGCGCTCTCTGTTTTACATCTGGGTTATGCGGGTCGCTGGAAAGAGATTGTGTTGTTGAATCGCTTGTCTCCTCCCTATATCAGTTCACAGGGGGACGGTGTTACGGTTTTGAGACCCGGCGACCCGATCAAGATTCCGACAGACCCACAAAATGATGATGTGGATGTGAATCAGGTATTCTCGACACAGGATGACTATGAGCGCCTTGATGCGTACAAGTACGGGCGTGACCTGTTGGTTGATCCTGAGTCGCATGATTTCGTTGTAGATGACGGTGGTGATCTTGCGGTCGTGGAGGGTCTGGAAAATCTCAAGCAAGCGATGTTGATTAAGATCTGGACAAGACCGGGTGAATTGAAGCTGCATCCCTGGTTTGGATTCGGTGCAAGACCGGGTGAGGGAATTGCGATTGATCTCGCTGCGAGGTATCATCTACAACTGCGAGATACGGTTATGTCTGATACGCGAGTTGAGAAGATTAACTCGCTGTCAGTTGAGATAGATGGGGATACTCTAAGAGCGAACGTGAATATGACGCCAAAGGAACAGGAAGACAGTATTGATTTGATGGCGCGTGCGCCGGTTCGCTAGTTTGAAATAGTTAGGTCCTAACGTTTGACCTTGGAGATATACAGATGCCATTACCAGAGTTTGCGCCAAGGACATTTGAAGAGATCCTTCAGGATATGTACAACTATATCATGATAGTTGCTCCTGAATTGACTGATTGGAACATTGGTAGCCGTATTCGAACAATCAGTGAAGCTTCGTCTCTGGAAGATGATGAGCAATATCATCAAATGGTGGCGTTGCTGGACCTCTGGAACTTGTTGAATGTTCGCGGGGTGGACTTGGATGAGCGCCTTGCAGAATGGAATATTGCGCGGCGGGGTCCGCTTGCTTCTAGCGGTTCCGTGATTGTTTCCAATACGCAGTTGATCACGTCCTTCCTTAGTGCGTCTTTCCTTGCGGCGGATACAGCCGTGTCGCTGTATTCAACACAAGGATTTCCTACCACATATCCCTTTACAATACGACTTGGTGAGGACCTCACGACGGTTGAGGATGTGAACGTCACAAATAACAATCAAGCGACTGGAGTTTTGACGCTCGCCGCTGGTCTTGTGAACAATCATTCGATTAACGAGCGTGTGTCGTTGGTTGATGGTGGTGTCTACAATATCACGGAAGGTCAGCGTGTTCGGGTTCCTGCAACAGATGTGACCCCAGAGAGAACAGCTACAGTACTGGAGGCGTCTGTTGTTGCGGCTGGAAACTATGATAGTCCGGCGATTCCGGCTCAGATGGATTCTCCAGGTCTTGCTGGAAATGTCGCGGCGGGTGCCGTTACGGAGTTTGTTGGTTCCCCTCCTTTTGATGGGGCGGCTGTTCGGAATGATGCTCCATTTTCCGGTGGGCGAGACACAGAGAGTGATCAACAGTTCCTTTCCAGGGGGCGAAACAAGAATAGGTCTCTGACGCGGGGCACACCGCTTTCTCTGGAACAGTTGACGACCGGCATTGAGTACACAGACACCAGTGACCGAACGTGGCGGATCATTTCTGCGAAGCTCAAAGAGTTCCGGCGACCGAATCAACCAGAAGACTACAACTTGCTTTACATTTGGCCTGGTTCCTTTGATTTCATCCTTAGTAGCAACACAACGGTGGAGTCTGTTACAACCGCCGCAGAGGATGGACAGAAGTTTTTCCAACTGGCGAACACGGCTATTGTTCCCAATTCTCTAATCTTGCAACGGAAACCTGCAGGAGGGACCACATGGGAGACTCTGGTTCTGGGAACTGATTATTACCTCAATGAGGGGAAGGGTGAGATCGAGATCGCTGACCCTGGTCTTGCACAAGGGGACCAGATTCAAGCGGCTCAGTACGGGTTTTATATCGAGCTTATTCGGTATGTTCAGAATATCATCAATGGGATCGTCACGGACCCGATTACGTATCCTGGTATTTCTTCGGCTGGCGTTAAAGTGTTGGTTACCTATCCTCGACCTCTTCCAGCGGAACCGATTCAAGTTTCGATTCAGGTCGAACCTGGTTACACAGAAGCGGATGTTTCTGTTTTGGTGGTTGATGCGATCACGCAGTATCTTACTGATTTACAGATCGGTGATGATGTTGTGGTTGCTGAAATTATCGAGCGGTCCATGGCTGTTCGTGGTATGTATAATATCCAGGTA